TTTACTTGTCTGTCTTTCTAGTTCTTCATTAAATTTATTAACTTCAAGACTAGCTATATTAGCAACATATCCTCCGTTATTATCTTTGGAGACCTCATTACTAAGCCTTTTTTTAAGGACTGTCCTAATTACACTTTCTGGAATTTCAATTTCAAAATCATTTTTGAGTTGTGACTTTAATTGGTTTGTGTCAAATGAATAAAGATTATTCATTTGAATAGTTGATTGGACAAATTTTGCGATAACAGAAAATATGTCGAGTTTCCCATTGTCATATAAGCTCTGAAAAAGAGCTATAGAAGCAATAATGTTGTTTTTCATATTTCTCAATTGGATTTTAGTTACAAAAATATTGATTTTTGAAATAGAATCCTATTGTAATCAATAGTTTATTGTCTAATTAATCAAAAAATGAGCTTTATAGCTTTTGATGCTTTTAAAACATTCAATATAAGTATATAGCTATTCCTCGGTGTAACCTAAAATATATCAACTATGAAACTCACACTGAAACGTAAATTTCTCGGGGACAACTATACCATCGGGGATTTATTCATTGACGGTAAGTTTTTCTGTAACACAATTGAGGATACGGTAAGAGAACTTCCAGTTACTTGCCCATATACTTCCAAAGGACAATCATGCAAATACAAATGGAAAGTCTATGCGCAGACTGCCATTCCAGCCGGAACCTATAAGGTAACTATGGAGTACAGCCCGCGATTCAAACGGAAGTTACCACTCCTGCATAATGTTCCGCACTTTATTGGAATTCTTATCCATAGTGGAAACGATGAGTCAGATTCTGCCGGCTGTTTAATCGTGGGAAACAACACTATCAAGGGCAAAGTAACAAACTCACGGGTTACATCTGATAAACTGAACGCTATCCTTTCAAAAGAAACACAGATCACAATCGAAATCATAAATGGCAAGTAAGAAACTAGTCCCACCAAAGAACCTTCACATCGACTTTAAGCCTTCACCTAAACAGTATGAACTATGGAAACTACTCCAGCCTGAATGCCCTGTCTGTGGAGGTGAAATCGAACAAAAGCTGATAGGATACGATGTCAACCATAATCCTAAATATAAGCCACATTGCACAAAGTGTGGCAATTTTAATATACCACAACTTGTGTTAGGTGGGGGCGCGGCTGGAGGTGGAAAATCTTATGAAGGAAGTGTCTGGCTGATAAGTAGTTGCATCCGTTTCGAAAATATCCGTGCTGTAGTTGCTCGAAAGACATTGAAGTCTCTTAAAGAAAGTACTTGGAATACATTGAGAAGTATTCTAAAAGGGTATAAACTGCAAGAGGACGTACATTTTCGAGTCAATAACATAGAAGGTACGCTTACTTTTTGGAATGACTCAGTAATTATTATGAAAGAGATGTGCGATATACCAAGTGATCCTAACTTCGAACGATTCGGCTCATCCGAGTACACTTGTGCCTTTATTGACGAATGCTCTGAAATCTCCGAGAAAGCTGTTGAAGTCCTGTTTTCTCGTATTCGCTGGAAGACTCACGAAACATTCAAGGTTCCTAAAATGCTAATGACAACCAACCCTACAACAAACTGGGTACGAGGAAGATTTGTGCAAGACGAAAACGGTGACAAGGTAACTACGAGAGAAGGAGAATTTTACGTTCCCTTCAGTGTATTCGATAACCCAGACATCGCTTTCCGTCAAACCTACGAAGCAGCTCTAAACAAAATCAGCGATCAGGCAACAAAAGAGCGATTACTTTATGGTAACTGGGATTTTGTTGAGGCAAACGATATGGCGCTTTACAATCGGTTCGACGGAACCAAGCATTTGATTACCGGACTAAAAGAAAAGGTATATGATCCAACAAAACCTCTGATCGTAGTGTGGGACTTTAACGTCGCACCTTATATGTCCACTCTGTTGGTACAGATTGATTACGACAAGAAGAAGGTATATATTATTGAAGAGATACTGGGAAAGGCAGAGGACAAAGAGAACAACACGCCATCACTTGCCCGGAAAATAAAGAAAAAGATGTACCGTCAAAAACATATCGGAGGTTTGGATATAACAGGCGACCCTGCTGGACTTCAACGTTCCACCACCAACGAGGACGGCATTAATAACTATACGATTATAAATGAGACGTTGGGTAAAGGTATACTTCGACCAAAGATTAAGTTACTGAAGAAACAGCCACCACAGGCACCACGCTGTGAATTCGTGAACGAAGTGTTTAAAGGGTACAATGGCTGGGAAATAATGATCGACCTGCGTTGTCGGAAGCTTACTCAAGACTTAATTTATCAGCTAAAGAATGAAGACGGAACTAAAGGGAAGCCTAAAGTTACCGATAGCAAGACTGGAGTGAAGTACGAAAAGTATGGGCACTTATCCGACTGCCTTGACTATCTGCTGTGTTATTACCTTAGAGATGCATGGTATAAGTTCAAGAGTGGAGACGATAGTGGCAGTATACTTTCTACTGCAAATATTTCAGAAGGATTTAACTACTAAAACAACTAATATGTACAGACGATTTCTTAATGATTCCGATTACCTGAGTCTTCTCACTCCTGAAGCTCTTTCTCAGATAACCCGTAACGACTCCGAACGATTCATTCAAGCAGAGGAAGCGGCTGAAATGAGTATCGTGGAATATTTGAGCGAGAATTACGAAGTAGTGCGGGAATTGAATAAGGGTAAATACATCGCCCAGTATAACAGACGTATCACGTTTCCTGTCGGAGCACACATTTATATGGAAGACAAGATATATGAGGTAATACAGTCCTTATGTGGATATAAAGCCCCTTTGCTTGTTGAGTACTGGGAAGAATGCCTGGAACTCAATTTGGATTTAGAATCAATAAACAACTACTCCCAGTTTGGTACCTATTATAAAGGTAACGTAGTAAAGTACAATGAGATTTTATACACTTGCCTTCAAGATAACGGCTACAAGTTCAACAACATCCGAATCCCTCTTGTTTGTGGCTGGCTGGAAGCTCATTATTTTGATTGGGAACCGGTAGATTATAATCAGTGGGATGTAGTTAGATTTGAAGGTATTTTCTATACTTTAATGCACCATGATAACTTCGACAATAATATCACGCCGCTAAAAAGTGATAACTGGGGAGCTATAGATGATTATGATTCCAATTATAATGAATATGAATTGAACGGGCATGAATATGTCGTTTATGAAGGAAAGGTGTTCTATCCAGAACTTGACGTTAATTCCGACGTCCCGGAAGTAGGAAAGAACTTATCACTGCATGATCCACGTAATTACAATCTGAAAAAACACATGCTTAGATTGGCCGTTTATGAACTTACCAAGTTGATTGCTCCCAATAATGTAAGCGTTGTTAGGTTACGTGACTATGAGGATTCAATGAAGTGGTTGAATGATGCGGCTAAGCTACGTCTCAATCCACAGATTCCTAGAAGGCTGGCAGAAGATAGAAAGCCTGTAATGGATTGGCAACTTGCTACTTTTCAAACGGATTATGATCCGTACAAGAATCCGTGGCTAACCTAGAGTTTATTCTTCTTTTTTATTTCCTTATAGAACATCTTTTCTTCTTTAGGGAAAAAAGCGAGAAATAGGAACCTAGCTCCTTTAGCAAGAAGGGAATAGTCTTGTATTGCTTTATTAAAATACTCTTCAAGATTAATTAGATCATCCATTTTCTTAATTTGAAAAATCATTAGTCTTAGTTGAGCATTGCATACTAGTAATTTTTGAAAATCATACTTAAATCCGCTATATGCTACTTCTTTTACATGCTGTTTTTTGTTTGGGTTCCATTCACATTCTACAGCCAAAGGCACACTTGTCATCGTATAGTGATCTTCTTCTGTGTACCAAAGTAAATCATAAAGCCATTCGTGATTCGCAAATTCGACATCAATTTTCCGTAAATCTTCATCGGTTAATCCGTTTGCATAGACCTTATATCCTAATTTGTGACCTAGCATAGCTAGATTAACTTTAATCAATCGGGTATTAATAGGTCTCGCTCCTTTGAATATGTCACTTCGAATCTTTCCCAGCCTACGCACAATTTTTCGAGCGTGTGTTGTACTTAGTTTTACTCTTTCCCCTTCATAAATCAGCCATTCCATAGTATATAGTATTTAGTATAAGCCACCCGTAAAGCAAAGGTGGCTTATATCATCAATTTACTTCTTTGATACTTCAAGAGAAACTTTGCGGAATTCTTTCATCATCTTTTCTATTTCCAAAGATGCTTTGCGAGCACGCATACCAGCCGCTTTATTTCCTTTTTCTACTTGGAGATTTGCATCCTCAGAAAATGTAACGAATGCTTCATTTAATTTTTCTACTAACTCTTTCATATTTCTGCTGTTTATTAATAATGAGCTACAAAATTAAAATAAATAAATTACCTTTGCGCCCATTTTGAACAAAATTAAATAATCCTCTATGACGAAAGTAGACATACATAAATAGGGCAGGTTATTTTTATCTTCCTACGGCACTCGGAACAATCTATTTAATTTATGATGTTTATCCAACAGGCAAATGTAGGTTCCAGTCTCTAACTTTAGCTCAATTGCATTTTCTTTCCCTGGAGTCCCCAAAAGATTTTCTTTTTCCATATCAGCAAGAATAGCAACGATCAAATCTCCAGTTTCCGGATTCAACTTTTCATTTGTTTCAATTTCCGGCAATGACTTTAGATGCTCTATAAAACCGTTACTTAATGATATTTTCTTTTTCATATAATTGAAGTATTTAAAGCAGATAGCAGAAAAATGAGATAGCCTAAATTGAAGTATCCATAAGTCTAACAGGCTAAACTTGGACAGTCTTTTCAATGCATTACAACGGTGGTCTTTAGTTTCTAAGTCTAAGATATGTAAAGCACAGTTATCGCAAAGAATGTATAGTTTACCGTCGTAAATCAATGTGCTGTAGACATGACATAGCAAGATAGGAAAACAATATAAATCGTCATCGTCAAATTCAACCTCTTCAAAATCTAATCTGAGATTAAGTTGGGCTGCTACAGTTCGCAGTTCAAGGTAACTCTCATAAATACTTTGCCGTTTCATTGAACGGACTACTGTTTTGATGATATAAAAATCAATGTTACTCATGGTTATACATCGTTTTATCGCACCATAAAAAAGGTGCGAGACTCTTCTATTACGGAGCAGGAGGCTCTGACAAAGCCCAAACCCAATATAATAGTTAAGCCCGCACCAATTGGAGTCATATACTGAGAGTATATAGTCCTGGCACGAACGTTGAACACATTATTGGGTTATGAGTAAATTGTCAGATTTCCTGCATCCAATATGTTAACGTACTACGACGTTTGAAATGGATTTCTCCCCATTTCTGGAAGCAAAGATATAGAAATATTTAGAAAAACAAAAGGCATTGCTGAATACAATGCCTTTTACAACCTAAAGTTATATGAGTTGGTAGTTATATCAAATTATTGATAGTCATTCGCATCTCCTCGCACTTGGTATTCTTGAAGTAATGCTTTTGAATTGCTTGAATGCTATTACCGGCAAACTCTGCTACAACAATGGTAGGAAAGCCCGAATCTGCCATTTTTGTTATGAACGTTCCTCGTGCAGAATACCAGGTGATTTTTTCCGGGTACATTACCATGCCTCGTACACGTTCCAATAGATTATTGACCTTTCTTTCAATCGTTTTAATACGACTCTCTTTTTGCTTTTCAGTTATATGCTTTTCTTGAAAGATTGGAAGCACAAAATTGCCAACGCTTTTCTCCTTATATTTATTAATGATTTTCAAGGCTTTATCTGTAAGAACCATTTTTGCGCATTTAGTCGTTTTCATGCGCTCATAAATCAGCATATTCCCTTGGATGCAATCCCAAGTAAGATAGCAAACGTCCTTGTCTCCCATACCACCAGCGTAGAAACTAAATAAAAATAAGTCAAGGTAGAACTGTTCTTCCTCTGTAAAATAGTCACGGTCTATTTCCTCTATTTTTTGGAACACTCCATAGGGGATTGTTTTGGGTGTGACATTACCCCAAACCATTTTTTCCTTAGCAACATTAAATTGGGAAACTTTAGCTCCTGGAATTCCGTCCTTATTCGCATTTGAGCACATACCTCTAAGTAACCTTAATTTCGTGCACAATCCTCCTTTGTTTCCATTATCTAAACCTAGTTTTTCAATATAGGCTATAAAGTCTTTGATAAACTGTTCGTTTATATCACGAAAGAAATAAGTAGAGAAGCTTCTGCCATATTGTTCTAGTGTGAACTTATCCAGTTGAACTTTGAAGTAGCCTAATCTTCTTGCATTAGTATCACATGTCACAATGTTTCCATTTTTCACTCTTTCTGTATTCCGACATCGCTCCATATAGCCTTCCAGCCAAGTAACAACTGTTATAACTTTAGGTTCATCTCGTCTGCAAGTTTGAGTGTTATCAAGGCTGTGTGACCATTGAACTGGTGACCAGGGTTCATTTGCAGCTTCCCAATCTTCAACTACTCTAAGGTACTGCATTTTCATGTCAAGTAGAAGTTTGTTCTTTGTTGCAGTTTCAGTACCTTTGGATTTAAATGACTGCGTTTCATTATCCCAGTCTTTGTAAGCGCCAGTTATATCTAAGATTTTAGATACTCGTGCGTATCCAGTTTGAAAAAATACCATTTCTAACTTGACAAGCTGTTTGTCCTTCGGATTCTCTTTACCTTTAATGTTTAATGAATAAGACATAATTAATTGTTTTTTAGTTACTCATGTAGTGTACCCCGAAATTCGGATGTATTTTCACCATACATGGAAGTGTAGGTTCACTACAGCCTTTTTAGTTTATTCTTGTGTGTCGTAAATACTTCGACACTCTAAAAAGACTTATAACCATACTAATAATCAATTAATTATGTCTTATTTCTAAGCAGCAATTACTATCAGCCAAAACTTTTACCCTCTCACAAGTGTGACAGAGCGATGGTAAAGATATGGCATATTATAACTCTCCACCTTCCATTACTTCTTTTCTTATTTGCTC